CCGCTTCGCAGAGCTTGGTTGCCTATACTTGGCGTGTGTCTTACTCATGTCCCTTACTCCTAACGTGTCAGTCTTGCCAAGTCAGCGCTTTGACAACACGCATTTGCGCGTCTTCCAGCATCGTGATCGCAATACTTGCGTGCCGTGACGCTGCCTCGCTACCCGAAGTATTGCGAATGTCATTCGCATAGTCGATCAGAGAGGCAAACTGCTCCTTTGCCGACTGTACTTTCGGATCGCCGCTTGGGTTGAACGTCAAGCCTACGGCTTTTTCTCCGAAAGTCAGTTCGCGTACTGTATCCGACATTTTATTTACTCCTACTTGCTAGTACTTGCCTAGCGTCGAAAACCAGTTACCTTTAAATGATGCTGGTATTAGTCGCAGCCGCAGCCGGAGCGGCAGCGCCGCCCCCGGCATGGCTCGCAATGACCGACTGAAACGAGGCATAGAGCGCCGCGTACTTTTCAGGCGGGGTATTCGGCAGAGCGTCGATACCATGCTGGCGCATTGCTTCACCAAGCGCGGCCTTGACTGCCGCGTTGTCCAGATGGGGCTGGATAAGCGCAGTAATCATATCGAATACTTGTTCGAAATCAGTCTGTCAGGCGCACACAGATCGATCCGCCGGCGCGCGATGAGGCAATCCGTCGCCGCGTCAACAAGGCTCTAAAGTCCTAAATCTCGCTGCCGCTGCGCGATCAGACAATCCAGCGCTGCGCGAGATGTCCAATCGGAAAACTTATCGGTGACGCCCAGGCTGGCCCACTCATGAGCCAAATCCTGAGCGGCGCGGCATCGCGCTGAAGCATCGTTGCCTGCCGCATCGTAGCGGTTTGACGCCCGCACGAGCGGCAGTGCAAGATAAACAAGCATGACCGCGGCGACCGCGAACAGCAAAGCCGCAACCTTGGCTCGGTCGGTCATCACCGCGCCGGTATTGGCCCACCAGATGGCAGCGAGAACCCCGAGTGACACCACCGCCAAGCCGATCGCCGCCATGCCAGTCCCCCGCAAATGCCTCGGCACGTTGCCACTTCCAGAGCGCCCGATCAAGGGCGCCGCTCGGCGGCCTTGCGCATCTCGTCGAACACTTCGATTGCCGAGTAGAATTCATGCGGCGTCGATCGCCAGAAATCACCAGGCAGCCACTTCAGCCGGACGATCGCCAGGCCCATCAGCCGCCGGAAATGCGGCGTCAGGCGGTCGGGGTCTTCTCCGTCCCCGCCTCTGCCCGCGCCGCCTTCAGCTCCCCCGAGGCGGCATAATCCCCGCACACCGCGCCGCCGAGCAGCACCGAGACCCGGCCAAGCACCCCGGCCTGGCCGATCGGGGATTCCATGATCATCGCGCCGATCCGGTCGGCGTCCACAGCGGCCATCATCCGGTCCTGCGTGGCGCGCCCCTGCGCGCGGATGCATTCGGAGCAGACAACCGCAAGGTCGCCGCTCGCCATGTCGCCGTCCGCCGCCTCGCGGAACAGGCGCAACAGGCCCTTGCCGGTCGCTTTCTCGATCGCCGTGACCGCCTCGTAACTGGGCCGCAGCACGTAATCGCGCGGCGGATTGCCCAACGGCACCTCGATCTCGCCGCGCACCGGGTTTGCCGTCGGGGCGGCTTCGCCTGATATTTCGGTCACGCGCCGATGTCATCCGTGGTCGGCGCGCCGACGTTCTTCATCGTGAAGCTGTAGGTGGCCGGGCCGTCCGAGGGGAACTCGCCGGAAAAATTGCCCACGGCCATCGCCCCGGAAAAGATCACCACGCTGGTGTCGCGGCGATAGATCTGCACGTTGACTTCCGGGTCTCCGGACTTTGCCACCGTGTCGATCCGTTCCAGCGCGGTGTCCGGCAACTTCACCTTGCCCGAAACGCTGACCATGATCGACTGCAGGCCGTAGGTCGAATTCTTGTAGGTGTCGTCGTCCTTGGTTGTCAGGTCGATCTCGTCGCTCGACCGCGACCAGGACAGTCCGCCCTCGCCGCCAAGCGCGGTGAACACCTCTGAACCGGCCCCGTCGCCGACTTTCAGGATAACGTCCTTGCCCAGAACATAGGCCATTGTTCATTACTCCTTTTGCGGAAATTCAAACGTCTTGCGCGTAGAGGACAGCCACCTGCTGCCCGAAATAGATCGGCCCGCTTTCCAGCTGCACTTCCTGCCCCGTCGCGGTCTCGATCCGCGCCTCACCGAAACTCACGCTGGCGGTGGCGGTGGGGCGCCAGCGATCAAGCGCGGCAAGCACCTGCGCCTGCAGCGCGTTGAGCGGCTTGCGCCCGCGCCCGGCGACGATAGCCGTGATCGTCACCGAAAAGCGCAGCAGCGGTGCGTCCTTGTCGCCCTCGTTCTCGAAGTCGATATCGGATACGATCACCACCGGCGGCGCGGTGTTGTCGGGCACGTTCTGGAACACCGGCGCCAGCGTCACCTGGGCGGAAAGCCGGTCGAACACCGCCTTTTCCACCGCGCCCGCGAAATCCGCCATCAGTCATTCCCCGCCGCGCGAGAGGCGCGGGCCAGCACCTTGTCGAGCACCGCGCGCAGCCGCGACACTTCCTGGTCGCGAAAGTCGGCGCGGCGACCGAACACGAATTCGTAGCGGCCCGGCGCGATACCGCTGACCCGCATTGTCGCCCCGGCGCGTTTGCCGCGTCGGATCGTCACTGTCTTCGCCGCGCGGCCCTGATCGAGAATGTACCCGTAAAAGTGTGCCCGCTGCGCCTTGCGGGTCAGCAGACCAAGTCGCAGTTGCAGCGTCTTGACCCCGACCCTCACGCCCAGCGCGGCGCGCAACTTGCCGGAGCGAACTGGCGTTTCCGCCTTGGCGCGGCCGAGCATGCGGTTGCCGATCCGCTGCAGTTCCTCGCCCAGCTCCTGCCGCGAGGCATCTGGCAGGCGGCGCAGCAGCCGCCGCAGCGAAGCGGCGCCCGTCACCGCGCCAGCCATCAGTCGAACGCCTGCGAAGCTGCGCCGAACATGACGAGCATCTGCCGGTCGCCGTAGGGGTCGAACACGAGATGCAGGAATATCCGGTGCCCGGTCGGCAGCCAGTCGGCCGCAAGCCGGTGGCTGGTGGTGATGTCGCTGCGCCAGTGCGTTTCAAGCCGCCAGTTCTGGCTGGCCTGCATCGCCCCGGCCTCGAGCCGCTCGCCGCCGCCGGTCGGCGTGGCCTCGACCCAGGCGGCTGAAAGTGTCGACCACGTCTCGGTCTGCCCGCCACTGCCGTCCGCGGCAGTGGTCATCTGCTCGACGGTGACGCGGCGGTTGTATTTGCCCATCTGGCCGGGTGCGCGTGCCATCAGATCAGGATCCTGCGGTGCCGGTCAAGAATCTCGCGCACTCCGTCAGGCATTTTTGCGGCCGGATCGAGCCTCCGCAGGTTGATCAGCCCGATCAGCGCAGCTTCAATATCGAGCAGCAGGTCCGCCGGCGTGTATCCGACGGAGAATGTCACCGAAACGGCGTTGATCCGGTCAGTCGTGTCCGGCCAGGACTGATCCGGGTTCAGCACGATGCGCTGCGGATCGCTCACCAGGTCGGTGGTGTAGACATCTGCGCCGACGCTCTGCTCTGCCTCGTTTTCGTCGAGATAGGTGAACTCGGTTATTTCGGTGACCGGGCCCCGCGGCAGCTCGATTTCATCGCTGAACTCGTCAAGCACCAGCTGCCAAGTCTGGGTGGTAAATCCTTTCCCGGTATAGACCTCGATCTCTCGGGTGCACTGCGGGATCAGTTGCTCGATCCTGTCGTCCCAGTCCGAGGTATCGATGCCCAGCGCGGTCTTCACGTCGGTAAGCTCGAGCGGAAAGGTCGTCGCCGCAGTGACAAGCGTCAGGCCGGGCATGACATAGGCTCCGCGTTCAGTTTGAAAGGAAAGGGGCGGCAGGGTCGCACTGCCGCCCCGTCCACTTGCCAGGTCAGCTTATCAGGCCGGCCGGTTGGTCGTCGGCGAAACGCCCGGATGGCCAAGCACCCAGACACCGGCAAGGAACACGTTGCCCGTGTTGTTCGCGGGCGTAACGGTCGCGCGGACGTAGCGCTTGCCGCCGTTATAGCCGATCTTGCGGCACTCGCCGTCGTTGTCGAACTGGAAGCCAGCAAGCGCCTCTGTGCCGATCAGGTCGCGATCGGCGACTGCGGTATAAGCCGAATCGTTGTCGCTTTCCTCGATCAGCACGGTGTAAGTTACGTCGGCGTCGGCGTTGGTGCCGGTGATGATCGCCAGCATCACCGAATTGTAGCCGAGCAGGTCGCATGTGGTGGAAACCTGGGCGGTGTTGTCGGTCACCGCCGCTTTCGGGGCGAAGGCGGGCTTCAGGTTAAGCCCGTTGGAAAGATCACGCATGGGGAATCTCCGTTTCTCGTGTCACGCCCCGCTTACAATCGGCAGGGCGGGTGCTGCCCCGGCGCTAACCGGGGCAGCGGAAGTCAGTAAGCCGATCAGGTCGAGCACTTCAGCAGCTTGATAGCCTCGAAGTTGACGACCGCGCCGCCCACCCGCTTCGTTGTGTAAAAGTGGACGTTCGGCTTGTTGGTGTAGGGATCGCGCAGCACGCGCACGCCCAGGCGGTCTGCAATAAGGTAGCCGCGCTGCCAGTTGCCGAAGGCAACCGGGAACTTGCCGGCCCCAAGGGCTTCCATGTTGTCGTCCGTTGCAATCGGCTTGCCGATCAGGGTCGCGGGCATGTCCGCCGTGGGCGGCGCCCAGAGGTAATTGCCCTGGCCATCCTTGAACTTGCGGATCGTGCCGAGCACCGCGTCGCTTGTCAGGAACGCCGCGCCGTTGCGGTATCCCTGCTTCAGCCCGTAGTAGAGGTCAAAGAGGCAATCGGCAGGTGAAGCCGATGAGGTCGGGGCGATAAAGGCCGAGGCGTGACCGGTGACCACGAACCCCAGTTTACCCCAGGCGTAGCTGGCATTGGCCACAGTCGTCTCGGTCAGGAAACCCCGCGGCTTGTTGATGCCGTTGCCGGAAATGAAGGCAGCGCCTTCCTCTTCGGCAAATTCGATCGAGACTTCCTCGGCCAGCCATGACGCAACGTCGAAGGCCGCATCGTCGAGCAGGCGCTGGGTGGTCGCCGGGTTGGCGTAGATCTCGCCCGAGTTGATCACGATCTTCGAGAGCGTCGGCGTGTTGGTCTCGGAGCGGCTGTCTTCCTCGCCGACCCAGCCCGACGTCGAGCCGCCCTGGTTGACGATCTTGGCATACTCGTTGGCGGAGATCGAAACGACCCGGGCCAGCGAGCGCACCGCCGAAACGGTGCCGAGCACGCGGTCGATCGACTGTTCCATTTCCTCGGGCACGAGATAGCCGCCGTCGGGATCGCTCTGCGAGGTAAGCGACGCGCGCACCTCCAGGTCGCGCATGCCCGCGCCGGGTTCGCTGCCGTGGCGGAACCACGCATTGAACGCATTGCTGTGCTCGCGCACAGCCGCGCTCGGGGCATCGCCCGAACCACCACCAATGCGCAGGGCATTGATCGTCTCTCGCTGCTCTTCGACCACCGTGGCGAGCTGGCTGAGCGAGGCGTTGATGCGATCGACGTGCTCGGCAGTGACCACGTCCTCGCGGCCGCGCTCGAGCTCAGCAATGCGCTGGTCGTTCCTTTCCCGGAAGGCCGCGAAGGTGTGATTAAGCTCGGCCAGGGTGGCGTTGATGTCCGCGGGCGTATCTGCGCGCACGGAGGCGATCCCGCGGGCGCGGGTGTTCAGATTCTTCATGTCCGTTTCTCCGTTAGGAAAGGGTTTCGATCAGGGCTTGAATGCCCTGCAGATTGACGCCAGCGCCAGGCATGGTCGTCAGGTGGGCAGCGTCGTGCATGCCCGAAAGACTGTTCATCATCCGCCTGCGCTCGGAGCGGGGCACACCCTGCCCGGCAAGGCTTGCATCGATCCGTCGCTTCGCGCGAACACGTTCATCGATTGCGTTGCTGGCGCTGCTTTCTGCGGCTGCTGCGTCAATTTCCGCATCGGCAAAGCCGCGTGCCATCGCTTCCGCCGGACGCAGGTAGGTTTCCGCCTTCATCAGTGCGGCGATGTCGGACCGCTTTTGGCCAGTGCGCGCTTCGTAGATGTCCACCAGCGCCGAATCAAACCCGGCGAACAGGTCCGCCGCCTCGGCAAAATCAAACTGGTTGCCGATCGCCACGCCCCATGCGTTGTGGACCATAAGGAACGAACCCGTGCCCATGTTGATCTGGTCACCTGCCATCGCGATGATCGAGGCAGCGCTGGCCGCCAGCCCCATCACGTTCACCGTCACCTTGCCCTTGTGCTGGGCGAGCAGGTTGTAGATCGCGATGCCTTCGAACATATCGCCGCCTGGCGAATTGACGTTAACGGTCACATCACGCGCCCCGATCGCGCGCAGCGCTGCCGAGGCGCGCTTGGCCGTGAACCCGTCGCCGCTCCACCAATCCTCGCCAATCACGTCATAGATCGAGATCGTCGCTTCGTCGTCGCTCGCCGCCGCCAGCGGAAACTCGGCCCAGCGTGAAAGTGCATCGCTCGGCGGATCCCAGTGGAAGTTACGCGGCCGGTTCGGAACGCTCGCCTGCGGCAAGTTACGGAGTGACATTCTGGCTGTCTCCATTCGAGGCATCGCCGGTCATGTTGGGCGGCGGATAATAGATGTCGCCGTCTGGACGCGGGTTTTCGTCCTCCAGCGCGCGGATCTCGTTCGGGCTGCGCACGCCCCACTGCAGCGCCTTGACGTGCGCTTCCCAGCGGGTCTTGATGTCGCCGCGAACCAGAGCGTTGCGGTTGAACCTCGCGAACAGGTCGGGATTCTTCACCCAGTCGAGGCAATCGAGCCCGATCGCTTCTTCCCAGGTCGTCAGGCTATCCTCCAGGGTGAAGCTGACAAAACCCTGTGTCTGGGAATCGATGCCCGTGCCCCAGCTCGTCGACTTGTCGGTATCGCCGATCATGTGTGGCGGCACGCCAAAGAACATCGCGATGTCGCCGCGAGAGAATTTGCGCGATTCGATCCACTGCGCATCCTCGGCCGAGAGAGCCATTTGCTGAAACTCCAAGCCGTCCTCAAGAATGACGATCTTGCCTTCTCGCGACCCGCCGGAGCGGAATTCGTCCATTTGCGCGCGCAGGCTGCTGGCTTGCTCTACAGTCAGCGAGCGGCCTGCCGGCATCTTTAGCGCGCCGGTGACGTTCGCGCCGTTGCGGAAAACGCTGCTGCCGTGAGCATCCTGCGCCAGCGAGAGGCCGATCGCCTCGCGGGCGTAACCGATCACAGAAAGCCCTTTAACACCGTCAAGCGAAAGCCCCATCAGGTGCATAATCTCGTTTTGTGCGAACCGCACTTTCTGGCCGTCCTTGCGCGTCCACACGTATTGCAGTGTCATATCGTTGCGCTGCTCCACTTCGACCCGATCCGGGTGCAGCGGCGTCAACGAAGTGACTTCCCCCTTAAGGTTGAGGCCCTTGAAGGCGTAGGCATTGCCGCGCAGTAGAATGTGCGCCTCTATCATCCGCTTGAACTGGGCAGGTTTTTGCCACTTGTTCGGCTTCCGGGAGACAACGGTCCACATCGGATGATCCGAAGCGTCGACCCGAGTGCGGTCATCCACTCGGCGCTTGATGGCCAGCGGCATATTCGCCACAGCGCCAGCCCGAATTCGCACGCAAGCAAACACCGCTGCGACCCTGAGAGCAGTTTCGGTCGTTACAGCCTGCCCGGCCGCGCTTACGTTGCCCAGGCGCATGGCATCGGCCAGCTGTTCCGGAGAGGTAATCATCATCGACACATCGGCACGCGGAAAACCCTGCACCATCGCCGACGACGGTTCGGCACCGCCGCCGATAAGCCAGGAGAGCCAACCTGCCATGTCAGACCGTGATCAGTCCGCGCTCGGCGTATGGAGAAATAAAAATGTCAACCGCCACCGGTCCTAGCTCCATGCCCTTGATCGCATTCAGCAGCGCGACGAGTGGGTCAATCTTGCCCGCGCCGCTCGTTTCCTTGTCCACGTAAAGAGCACTCCCGCGAAGTTTCACCAGCGCGTTCGATACGCACCAGGCCATCATGGCCGAGCCATCGTGGGCGAGTAGTCCGTCGCCCAGCTTGAATTCCGTCGTGTAAAGGGCGCTTGAAAGGCCCACGCCCTGGCGCACTGCGAATATGTGTCCCGCGCGCTTCAGCCCGTCGTCGCCCGGGTCGAACCCGGCGGCGACAAGTGCGTCAACAAGAGGCCCCATGCCCCACGCATCCATCGCAACGCCGTACTGCGCCGGCATCTTGCCGCTATCCCGCACCTTCGCAGCAAGTCTCGCGACGTCGGTCACTATTTCCTGCCCGCTGTCGGTGAAGGTCAGGTCACCGTCAGCCGCAAACCCCTGCAGCGCCGAAGCGATCGATTTCCGCCGCTCGAGCACGATTCGCTGCGCCCATGCGTGAGACCAGGCTAGCCAGCGTTCGCTGTCTCTTTCGCGCCCGACGGCTCCAAGTCCGAACAGGTCGTCCCGTCCGCCACCGTCGATTCCGACGATCACCACCTCGCTGCGATCAAGCAACTGGTCCAGCGTCAGCCCGCCCGGCTCCGCAGCGTCGAGCCACAGGTCCGCCGCCGACCAGCGGTCCCGCCGTAACCGGAGCCCGATCTCAACGTTGAGGTGCTTGGCGAGGAAAACCTGCAGCCCCTCACCTTCACCCGCCTGCACTTTTGCCAGTTCACCCTTCAGCCATTCAACGCTGACCGAACGCCCGATATGCGGGTTGGTCACGTAGAACATCTCGGGGTCGAGATAGGCCTCGGCCTCAACCAACTCCTCCGGCCACTCATACAGCACGCAAAGACTCGAGGGATCGTCGATCACTCCGTCCCGCACGTCGCGGAAATAGGCCAGTTTCGTCTTGAACACACCCGCCGGCGGTTCGTCCGAATGAGTCGTGATGTAGAGCACAAAGCCTTCCGGTCTTGCTGCAAGCCCGCCGAGCGCCTCGCGCAGCATGGCTTCGCTTTTCGGCTTCTTGCCAAACAGCCACAATTCCTCGACCAGCACCTTGCCGGCCTTTGTTCCACCTACCGTGTCGCTATCGGCAGCGATCACCTTCAGCTCGGCCAAGGTCACGCGGTGCCGGATGAGCCGCTGGTGCTCGACCACCTTAAGGATGCGCTGCAGCTCGGGATCCGCCCGAACCATGCCCGCGGCCGGATTGAAGCTGTTCTTTGCAATCTCCAGCGTAGGAGCCAGGATTAGCAATTCTTCGTTATACCGCCAGTTGACGATCAACGCCGTCAGCATGATTCCCGCGGCAATTGTGGACTTCCCGTTCTTCTTGCTGATCAACAGCATGAAGTCGCGGATATGCCGCGCGCCAGTGACCGGATCCTCGGCCCCGAAAATGGCCGCAACCAGGTCGAGGATGTCCTCGTCGCATATCTCGCCGAGCGTCGGCCAGGTCCCGTTTGCCTTACGCGGCAGGTCGGTCACCTGCAGCGACCGGAATACCGCCAGCGCGTGGTCGGCCTTATCTGGAAACAAGGGCGCGATCGGCACCAGGCTTTTGCCGGCAATGATCCGCTCCCGCCAATCCAGACAGGCGGTCGACCACTTCTTCATCGGATCAGTTCAGCGGCATTCCCGGCGGAGGAGCGGCCGGAGCGTAAAGCCCTTCGGTCGATTCCGCCGCCTCGCGTTCCTCTTGCTTCTTTCCCTTCGGCGGCTCCGCCCGCCTGGGCGCGTCCCCGGCATAGCGAGCCGCGTGAACCTTGCGACGCTCAGCCTCGACCAGCGCGGTCAGCGCCTTTTCTGCAGCTACATTGCCTTGCGCCGCCTGGGCGTTGAGCCGCTCGAGCTGCAGGCCGACAAGCTTTACCCCGGCAAAACCGCGATCCTCCAGCTCGTTAAAATAATGCTTGTAGAGCGTCGGAACACTGATCCCGATGGCCTTGGCTACATCACGCACGTCGCGGTCGCAGGCCAGCAAAAGGCTGACTTTCCGCGAGTTTTCCGTGGTCCAGGCATGCGCGGGTCTGCCCTTCTTGCGCTCCGGGCGCAGGGGATGGCCGAACAGGTCAACTCGCCCGTCCGAAATTCCGACATCCGCCAAAAAAAATCTCCAAATGGG